CAACTGGTGCAGGCAATGCCATTGTCTACCCACTGGTCGCCGCAGTTGACGCAGAATGTAATTTTCTTCAATTGAAGTCTCGCGTCGTCTCGCGCGGCCTCAGCAGCGCGTGCCCGATCTAGATACTCACCAGCCTTTAGGCAGAAGACATCCCGCGACATCAACACATCGCTATAGGCATCGAGCACATAGATGTAGTGGTGAAAGTCATCGTCTTCGCGTAACCCGGCGATCTCGTCAGGCGTCAACTCGCGCAGTGAAGGCTTCAAGGGATCGTTAAATGTCATTTGATTGGCTCCGGCATCGGCTCCCACACAGCGGGATCGAAGTCAACGCTGTAGTTACCATCGCTCAGGCGTCCAGCGAGAGTGCCGATCCGACGAACGGCATGCACACGCACATCCCGATACATCTGCCCTGGCACCGCCTTTGGGGCAGGCGGGAATACGATGTCTTGCTCGCGGACGAAATACAGATCATTCAGCGTGAGGCTCGTCCAGCCCACGATCACACCATGAGGCAGCACTACGAGCACTTCTCGACAACCAAAACCAGCTATCTCAACCAGATCCCCGACTTTCACATCCTTCAGCGTCATTGACATGTCAACACCTCATCACCCTTTCAAGTCTTTCAGCATCCGGGAAAGTGTCTTTGAGGGCACTTCATCGTGGTAAAGCGGGGAAATCACCACCCACCGTGTCATGATGTAAACACCCACCACAACCAACATCAACCCACAATACGCGATCATCTCAAGCTCCTTGTGGCGAGTAATCGCGTGTCATGGAGGTTTGGAGAAGGGAGCGTCTTGGAACCATCTTCCCAGAAGCGTCATTGATGAGCCCTTCCTTGGTCTGAGCCTTCAAGGCAGCCCGATAGGCTTTCTTGCGTTCCGGACTCCGCAGTGTTCGCTTGTGGACAGGGTTGTTAGTCATTGGTCTCTTCCTCGATGGTAATTGTTCGGTTGAAACTTGATCGGTGATAATTGTTGTCCACATTGGGGACTGCACCAAACCCTGAAACGTGTTTTACCTTCACAACTTCGTAAGCGGGTATGTCAAAATGGTCACAAAAGGCTCTTAACTCTTTTAGTGACTCGAAGAAGTAAGCTCTGAAAATGTCACTCGTCAGGCACCAATCATCATTGGTATTGATGTCGTAGTAACCTCCCCACACAGCGTCTCTCAACAAAAACCCTGTCATCTCACTCTCCTAAACCCATCCTGAAATTGTTTAAGAGTCACAATTCTCACATAAGGCGAATAAAGGACATCTCTCTTGCCCTTTACTCTCTTTAGGTGAACCGTTGTGTTACTAGAACCCACAACCTGATACCGTGAACCACCATCGGTGACGAGTTTCATTACTTCGCCCTTTCCAGAATAGCCACAACAACCATGACTACCACCATGAAAACCACCACAACAAACAGGGCGTTTAGCACGATGTTAAACACATCAACGAGGAAGTTTTTCATGGGTTAGCTCTCCCCAAGCCAATACGCCATCAAAACAAGCACCACAACGTAGGCAACGAATATACTAAGATACTCAATCACATACGCCGAGAGTGTCAAGGGAAACTCAGTCATGATGTGTTATTCCCAGTCTGGAAAGTCTGTTGAGTTCGTTGGATAACGCCGACTTGAGAACGTGTTGCGGTGCTGAAGATTATAAAGCTTAATATCTCTAATCGGGAGTCTTGGGGAAGTCTCTACCTTGTCAGGGATACGAAAACGCGGTTTTGTCAGCGGTGCAAACACTACTTCACCACTAGACCCAATGGTGTAATGTGCCAATGCGGAATAGTCCGCTACCCCTACACAACACCGCTCACTGTGCATCTTAGCAATACCAGCACAATGCGAGCACTGTGACTTGAGCATGGAGGGGAAGCGTGAGCAGAATAGTGCAAGATACTGCGCTTTAATGCTCATTACGTAGATTGTTAGGAGGCAAATATCCATAATCCCACACTCCCTAAAACAATACCCACAACATCAACGGGATAACTAACCCGCGTGTGATTAGAACTAGGAAGAACCAAAACAACAGCATGGTCATACAGGCTCCTCAAAACTGCACTCAATGTCAAACAAGTCCGCCACTACGCCCGCACTAGAACGCATGATGTAAAACTCCCCATACATCCTCAGCACATACAACGTGCCATAGGCATAGAGTTCGTTTCCGTGTCTATCTATGCCACAAAGTAACATATAGTTAACCCTCCTAGTTAACCCATGAGTTAACCTAATGCTAACTCAATATGCTAACTGCGATTGTTAACCCATTGCGCCGAAGCCCGCCAGACCCGCTAGGCGCCTCGCTGGGGACCAGTGCAGCCTGCCCGCTACCCCGGTCCCCGTCTGGCCCCGTCTGGCCCGCTGAGAGCCCCGTGGGGCGTCTGGCGGGCTGTCTGGTGCCGGGTTAGACGCCCCCCGGCCCGGTTTGGTTCCCGGCCGCCGGGCTGCCCCAAAACTGGACCGGCCCAGCCACTACTAACGCCAAAAGGCTAGGCAATGGGTTGTTAGCCCATTACCTAGCCGGGTTTGAGGTGACTTGCTGAGACTTCTCAGAATGCGTAGGCCAAGCTCAGCGCAACGCCGAGTATGACACTACACACGATGAGATACGCGAGACGCTGTGACTGGTCGAGCATGTTAGATGGTCCAGTCGATAGAACGGACACGTTGAGACGTGCTGGACTGCGTTTCTTGGGGTCGAGACGTGATGTCCTTCGCCCAGATTTCAAATGCGTCTAGCACGTGCGTGAGAAGCTCCTCTTTGGCCCTTTCGACCAAGCGGAGCTTACGCGGGATAGAGAACGACGGAAATGCCATCGTCTTACCGCCACGGGTCTCTAGCTTGGCTGTGATTGACTGCTCGATGGTCAGGCCAAGCAGTGGAAACGTGATGATTACCTCGGCAATGGGCTTTGCGCCGTTGTCGTAGGTGACATCCCGACGTGGGCGCTCGAACGCCATATGGCCGATGTAACGGACCAGAGACGGTTCCAGCGGAGCGGCCTCTGGAGCGGCGGTGGAGACGACTGCGGGCGTAGCTTCGCGTGTCATGTGTGACCTCTTTTCGGTTGTCAAAGACCTAACGCCGTGTGGGCCGTGACATAGCCCATGCGCTGACGGGCGGTCCTGCCCGACGCCGGATTAGCTGCAATGTCCGGGCCAGATGGGGCCACCACCAGATAGTGGGCGTCAGGTGGTTGACACACTAGCGGTGGTGGTTAGGGGCGATGACCGAGTTCAAATTGTTGGAGACTGGATTCAAATAATTGAATCCCCACTCCCGGTGTTGGAGTTCCGGCAGATGCCCAAAACGGATTGGTGGATTTCGTGTGCTGGTGAACAAGGAGAGTTGGCATGGATTGTGCATGGGCTAGGGTGAATGACCTAGGCCCCTGCGGGGGAGGGGGGGGGGTAAAGGGGTGTGGGTATCTTAAACTGTATACCCCATACGCGAAAATCCCTGACGTGTGGTCGTCTGAGTTAAGAGTTGTGGTAAGATAGGGTGTAATTATGTCAAATGACCAACCCTCGTCCATCCCTACCGCCATCCCAGACGCGGGGTTTACAGACTCCATAGACTCTCCTGAGTTGGTGGTTGAGGAGCTATCCCCACTACCGGGCAGTATCTCCCCGCCGTGGAGTTTACAAATTATCAACAACCCACATTCACAGACTGTTCAACAACCAAGTAAACACCCAGGGTTGTTTGATGAGATTGATAAGTATCACCGCCCCGAGCCGAGACATATTGTTCCCCTCGCTTCGATGTCCTCGAATGTCCCGATTGGGAAGAGGATTGTTATTATCCCCGATCACAAAGCAGTAACACAGGCGGTCCGGGCGATGGTAAAGTCATCCGGGGTGAGTCATAGGGAGTTAGCGAAAAGGCTTGGGATAAGTTATTCGAGTATCCAACAATACCTCAGTGGCCGCCGGATGAAATCGCCGTCGATCGAATGGCTCGCGAGAGTCGCGGCAGTGTGCGATGCGAGGATAGTAGTGGAGTTGGCGATTGGTTAACGGGTTTTGGTTAACAAGTTTGATAAACTCCTAGTAAAACTCCTAGTTAACATGTGGGGATAACAAGTTAACACAACTCCTTAACAACACAAGTTAGTTCACATGTTATCCCCACATGTGAACCCTACATGTAAACACAACTCCATGGACCCCACCCGAGAACAAGCTCTCCAATTCGTCACCATGATCAACTCCGGTCTCCCATCAAACGAAGCCATCAAATACTTCATCGACTCAGACCAACTCCTCAACCCCAACTTTGTCAAACACCTCCACGACAAATGGATGTTATCCCGACACGTCAGTGCTGCCCAAAAAGAACTCATGGGCAACAAAACCTGGATGCAACTGAGTCTAGATGAAAAAATCAAATGGTCCCTAGAAAAACACTACGCTGAACACGCCTACTTCCTCTACACCCACAACTACTCCGAACTCCAAGCCACCGAGAAAGCCAAAGCAGACACATGTCGAACCGTGCTTGAAAACAAACTCGCTGGCATGAGCGGGAAACTCAATGCCTTGGATGCGTTTTTCCAAGATGTGATGTCAGGTGTTGTGGAGCTACCAAATAAACCCGTTAACAAACCCCCTCTGGGAACCAAAAAGCTCCCTCCAAAACTGATCGAGTCCTAGTGAAGTAGCTCTTATAAGAGCTTGAGTGCAACAAAAGCTCTTATAGCAGAGTTGACCCACCTTGGTAATTTTGATGTTAACGTGTTTGTTATCAACAACTTAAGTGGTGGGTCGAATTATCTAACCAAACAGGTGGGTCACTTCGATTATTTTGCGACCCACCCCATAAACATTGGAGTTTTTGGGTGGGTCAAATAGTGGGTCAAATCAACCCTCATGACCCACCCCGTAAACATTGAGGATTTCGGTGGGTGGGTCGTTTTCAAACAAAGTGACCCACCGACCCACCCCCCCCCTATGGCAGCCAAAGTCCCTAACTACATCCGTGACGCTCTAGTGATGAAATTCCGTGAACGCTTGATGGAGAAAATGTCCATCGTGCCGTTCCCCCATCAGAGAAGTTGGTTTTGTGCGAGCGAGGGGAGTGTTTTGCTGACTGATATAGAAGACCCCTCTGGAGCCTCTGTGCGGCTCCCTGACGGGACAGCAACACGCTGGATGACCGCCCCTAGGGAGGGCGGCCCAGCACGCACCATAGCCGACCTGGGAGCCTATAAAGTAGGCAAGTCGTATGGGGCGGCGTTATGGGCCACCGGATTTGCCGCAGTCCCGGATGCGAAGGTGAGTTTGGTTGGCTTAGAGTATGACATCTGCGTGCCGGAGTTTGACTACTTGTGTGAGTTTCTTCTCTCTGAGCGGGGAATGAACCTCCCGTATGCTACTTGGGTCAATCGCCCTAGGGATGGTAAGATGTGGCTCGATCTCCCTAACGGAGCCCGATACGACGCCCGATCCTGGGAACGTAAAGACTCCCTCAAGGGAAAGGAAATCGACGCGTATGTGTTTTGCGAAGCGTATATGTTGCCGGGGATTGAGTGTTATACGTCGAATTCTCAGAATCTTCGCGCTAGAGCTGGTTTTGCTATCTTCCCCACCACTCCCGACCGCCCGTGGGTGGAGGAGTTACATCGGAATTCCCATAGTGGCGATCCGGAGTTTGCTGACTGGCATTGCACTTGTGGGGTGGATGCGTCAGTAAATCCGCATACGTATAATGCCGCCCAGCGTGAGCGGGATAAAAAGCTCATGACGCGGGAAAAGTATGCGATTCATTACGAGGGGAAGCTCGGGGATTATGTTGGGAGGGTGTATAACTTCCAACGTGGTCAGGAGTTGTTTAGTATCGGGACCATGCCGCAGTTGTTTAAGAAAGACTCGGAGGGGAAGCAGGAGGATGTGGTGATCCCTGCTGGGTGGGAGTTGGTGGGATCGGTAGACACTGGAACGTATTACACGGGTGTTTTGGTAGTATTCTCCCCCGACGGGGATGCGTATGTGTTGGCAGAATTCCCCAACTACAACTACATCGCAGGCTCGCCACAGCGAGATGAAGGTGTTACAATTCCAAGGTGGAGTTTGGAGTTGTGCAAAGAAACACACAGGCTTGGGGGGAGAGCGAATTATTGGGCAGATAAAAACTCCCAATTCAAGCGGGAGTTGATCTCCTATGGTGTTAACCTGCTTCCAAGTAAACTCCCCCTCGAAGCGCGGACGGAAATCACGCGTGAGTATCTCCAGCACGGAAAACTCCACCTTGCACCGTGGTTGGAGATTTTACCGTTTGAAATTGAAAACGCCCAGTGGCCGCCTGAACACACTTCGGCTGGGAAATTCGCTCGCATGAAAGACCGCGATCACACACTGGATTGTCTTGAACACATCCTCTCTCAACGCCCGCGCGGGAAGGTGATTGGGAGAGTCAACGAGAGTAAAACCTGGATTGAGAATTACCTTGGACGAGCCCCTCGAAAAAAGCGCCATTACCCTGACCCACACCTTGGGAGAGATTGATAACATGGATAGAGAAACACTGGTTGTTTATCGAAAGCTCAAGGAACTTGAGGAAAAAGTGGAATTTGTCATGAGAAGCATCGAAATGGCTCAAAAAGTGGGTCTCGTGGAGCCGAGAGTTGTCAAACGCTCCTTGTGGGACTTGTATCATGCAGCAAAAGCGCATTTTAGGGACAAAAAGGCCATCGAAGCCTCAGCGGAGGTCAACTAATGGCTGGGGAGTTTGATAACACACTAGGAGAGGGAGTTTCGCAAGGTGTTAACCCTCTCGAAGAGGCTAAAGCCCAAGAAGCGTTGTTGGATCAACTCACGGAGGACTTTAAGCGCCTCCAGAAGCAAAAAGCCCGACCGTCGGGGAGTGTTGAGGCGCGGATTTTGCAAAATTTGTGCTTCGTCAACGGCGAACACTATGTGAGATATCAAAATCGCACGATTTCCCTCGAAGCGAAGTCGGATAGTAAGTTGTATTTGATGTTTAACATGATCGGCCCGAGGATGAATAAGCTACTGGGGAGACTTAGTGGTATTCAGCCGCCGTTTAAGGCCAATCCAGACAAACAGGCCCCTGAAGCCTATGCTCAGGCTGAGGTGGTGGACAGGTTGATCATGGCCACTGACCAGAAACTCGACCAGCCCTCGAAAAACTGGGAATTGTTCCATTGGGTGCTGGTGGGTGGGGTGGCGTTTGAGCACACGCCCTGGATTCCCAATGCCTCGATCGAGCCCACTGCCCAATACAGCGAGAATGGGAAGTTGTTGTTCCGATCCCACCTAGATGACCAGATTGTTGACGAGGATTATGTCAACTCGGTGGTGATGTCTGGTCAGGTGCCTCAAGAGGCATTTGAAATCTACGAAGAACCCGAGCCAGTTGGGGAGGTGGGGAGTGAGATTCTAGGACCGTTGAATGTCTTTGTGGACAACTCGGTAAGGTCGATTGCCGAGATGGCTCCGGATCAGAGAGTGTATATTGCCAAAATCCGCACTATGGGGTGGATTGAAGAAACTTTTGGTAAACAAGTCGAGGCGGATAAGACATTTTCGATTGTGTCCACGCAGTTTGGTCAACCGACTGAGGATGGAGTAGGGGGGACGTTTTTGAAGGATCTGATCCCACTTATCCAGGGTTCTAATGACGAGGCGGACCTGCCCATGGCGGTGGTGGTAGATAGTTATGCCCCGCCGAGTAAGATGAACCCCAAGGGGCGCTATACGGTGTTTTGTCCCGGTAAGGAGATTCTTTACGATGGTGAGTCGCCGTATGGGGAGATTCCCCTTACTGACATTCACTGGAAACCCGTCACGACAACCTTCTGGACGCCGGATTATGTGAGTGACCTCATTCCACCACAGAAGTTTATCAATAAGCGATTTAGTCAGCTTGGTGAACAATCCAATGCGACTCTTTACAGCAACCTCCTGCTCGGGACAGGGATTGAGCAAGCAGATATCCCGGCGGATTTTCCTGGGGTGGTGCTGAACGCCGTGTCTGAAACTGGCGTTCCCCTCGTGCAGCGCCTGCAACCGCCACAGTTCCCGGCGTGGTTCATGCAGTCACTGGAGTTGGTGATCAAAACCTTCAACGATATCGCGGGTGGGGCGGATTTGTTTCAGGAAAGTAAATTTCCTGGTCAACTCCGTGGCCCGATGGCTGTGCCGATGTTGCAGGAGATTCTGGACACTGAGTGGGGGCCGTTTTTCAATCACGTCGGGGAGCGCCTCGCGAGAATTAAGCAAATGCGAATGAATCGGGTCAAGGAGTTTTATCCCGCCCAGAGGACGTTGCATTATACCGATCGGAACCAGAAAGACGAGGTGCTGACGTTTTACCGTGACAAGGTGTTGAATAGTGGGATTAACTTCAACATCACGGTGGAACGAGGCGCGTTGTTGCCAGAACTGCGGGCGCTGCGTGAAGCACGCGTCATGGAGAGGCTCAACGGGCCGTTGAGTATTTTGTATGTAGACGAGCGAACAGGGAGATTGGATAAGTCTAAGATTGCGGCGGATCTCCAGTTTGGTGACGCGGGGAGAGAGTCTCGCGAGGCGGTGTATAGAAAACTCGCTGGGGAGATTGTTCAGATGATCCAGAAGGGCCAACCTGTGCCGCCGGTTTACCCGTTCTATGACCATCGTGTGATGTTGGATGAAATGGAAGCCGCCATGGCGACGATGGAGTTTTTGAAATCCTCCCCCCAAATCCAGCAAGCCTTTGCCTCGCGTTGGGAAGAACATCGGCAGTTTATGATCGAAGAGGCCCAAGCTCAGCAAGAAGCGATGTCGAGTGGGGCGATCAACAATGCGGTTGCTCAGGCGACTCAACAAGCGGCTGCTCAGGCCGCCTCGATGGCGGTTGAGCAAGCTATGCAGCAGGCGCAAGCGGCAAAAAGCCAGCCCACTGAGGAGTTTGTCGAAGGAGCCAAACAATCTGTTACGGCTGCGACTCAAGATGCGATGAAATCTCAACCCCAACGCAAGGAGAGGACGATTACGGTTAAAGAGAAAGGTTAACTCTTTACCAGTCTTGACAACACTTAGCTAAGATGTTACTCTACTCCCATTAGGTCAGCCAACCTAATACCCACGAACAAGCTAGCTGAACAAGCGGTGGGGACTCGATGCGATCAATCGAACAACCCCACGTCAGCACTCCTAGATAGCACTCGATAAGGACACACCTAAATGGCAGACGATTCTACTCCCTCGGCTGGGGGTAACACTGGTGCCGCGCCAGTAGTTACTCAGACCCCTGAACCAATTTCCCTGAGCGATGACTCTTTTGTTAAGCTCCCTGGTTCAGATAAACCCGTCAAGTGGGGCGACCACTATCGCGGCTTTCAGTCCCAGTTCACAAAGACCGCACAGGAAAAGGCCAAACTCGAACAAACGCGTCAGAGTCTTGAACAGCAAGTCAAGGATCGTGACGTGATGGTCCAGAGGCTCCAGCAGGCGTTGGGGGTTAACAACCAAACTCCCCCAACTGACCCCTATGCAGACCTCAAGAGCCGCCAGTATCTCGATGGGGAGGCCGCGTATAAGCTGGCCCAGTCCCTTCGGGGAGAAGTAGGTAGCTTTGGATCGGCGCTTGGGCAGCGTGACCAGGTGATTCTTGCGCTCGCGAAGCAGTTAGCGGAGATCAAGAAGTCAGTTGGAGAATTCAGCACCCAACGACAAGGCCAGGAGTTTGAAAACAAAATCAAGAAGTGGGTCACGGACCTAGAACTTGATGGGTTTGAGGATCTTGCCAAGGAAGTTTACCTCGCATATGAGGGAGATGACTTGGATAACGAGTTCCCGACCATTTTCAAAAACCGTGTTCAGCAAGTGGAAGCTGCTATTCGAGCCAGAGACAAGAAGCGTCTGGAAACTCGACGGCAGTTGCCGTTTACTCCCGCAAAGGGAGGAAATGGGTCGGCAGGAAAGCCGATTTCACTTGCAGACAAAAACGCCCGAGAAGTAACTGACATCCTGTGGGAACAGATGAACGGCGGCGAAGAAGCGTAAACAACTATGGCAACAGCTACATCGAATGTTCTGGAGATGCTTCGGTATACATATGGCACCGACCGCATGCTCTATCTGGCGAATCAGGAGAGTCCGACCTTTAACATCCTATCGAGGGTGAAAAAGCCGGTTGGTGGTCGTGGGCAGTTCATTATGCCTATTACCACGCAGAATCCAGGAGCGTTTAAGGGTATTACTGAAGGTGGCACCCTGCCCACGAGTCTGAATCCGGACACGACCGAGGCGTTGTTTAGTCTCCAGGAGTTTGCGGGTATTTATGATGTGTCCTGGAAGTTGATCCAGGATGCACGGACGAGTAAGTTTGCCTTCCAGCAGGCAGTGAGTTATCTCGATGAGGGCTTCAGACGGCGCTTTATGCGCTTGCTGAATAGTGACCTCATTGACGATGGTCGAGGCCGGTTGGGGATTCTTGGCGCGACGGATGATGACACGGTTGTGAGTGTGCGTCATTTGCCGAGAGTTGAAAAGGGCATGGTAGTGGACATCATGGATGCGTCCAATGATGACACCAAGTTGGGTGATAGCCGAACGGTCACGGCGGTTGATGCGGTCGCGAGGACGATTACCATCAGCGGTGCTGCACTGAGTGGCACCGCTGCGGGTGATTACTTTGTTATCGAAGACACCGCAGATGATTCGATTAGTGACTCACTGCACACGCATGGATTGCTGGGGATTATCGACAACGACGATCCTGTGGCGATTGTGGGTGATTACGGTGGGGTGGATCGTGGCACGGCGGGGAACGAGTTCTGGGAATCCGTTGTGTTGTCCAATAGTGGCACGAATCGGCCCCTGACCGAGGATCTCATGCTTCAGGCACTCGATGGTGCCCGCGAGAAGGGTGGGGGTAATGTCAACGCGTGGTTGAGTAACCTCGCCATTGTCCGGCGCTACCACGAGATGCTTCGCGAACCGACCTTCTATGCCCTGTCGAGTCAGCCAGGCGCGATCGGGGGCGGGTTGGGTCGGAAGCCTATGCGAGACGGTGGAGCGAGTGGGGATGGTAAGACGCCTTATGAGTTCTCTGGTGTCGCGTGGCATGTGGACCCGTATTTTGATGCCAATGTGATTGTGGGTCTGGATACGGAGCATTTCTTCCTGGGCGTCGGGGAGAACGAAGTGCCAAGGCCAATCAGCGAGGTGTTTGAAGGAGTCTCGAAGTATAAAGAGACCTCTAGTGCCACGTTTGAGGTGGTGTGGTATTACCAGTGCGAGTTGATCTCTGATAACCCCGCTGCGGGTGTCAAGATCGAGGACGTCGCTGAGGCGTAGACGGTAGCGTAGTGGGGGCTCATGGGTGGGGTTAGGTGTTAACCCCCTTGTGAGCCCTCAATTTTGTGAGGTCAACATGGCAGGATTTAAGGCAATCGCACGACTGGCACCAGTTGTGTTTGCAGTGCAGTTTACACCCGGTGAAGTGGCAGACGCGGTAGTGTTTGTCGCGGACCGGGATTATTTTTTGGAGTCTATCGCAGAAACACACATAGCCGGAGATGCCTCCTCGACCGCGATGGTGGAGAAGGTGGCGTCTGGTGTGGCAGCGGGGAGTGGGGTGGATCTCCTCTCGTCGGTGTTTGCGCTGGATAGCACGGCAAATACGCCGGTTGTGAAGACTCTTGCGAATGGGGGCGTTATTTCCACCGCCTCTACTCGATTGATTCGACGAGGAGAAAGCCTCGCTGTGGATTTCACTGGCACGCTCACGAACTATGACGGTTCGTTGACTTTTGTGCTGCGCCCGAAGGGGAATAACTAATGGCAGACCCGACACTACAACGGACGTTTAGGTCAAATGTGACACCGGGGGTGTATCAGGCCCTCACGTATGCAGATATGGTGGGAGGTGCGCCGACGGTCAGTCCGGGGGATTATGTCAAAGTCCTTTCCACGGGCATTACGTATCTCTGCACGGCTCCAGAGGAGTTTCAGCCGGTCAGTGACGTGCGGCAGGGTCGGAGGAGCTATTGGACGAACTTTGCTGACTTGGTGGGCGAACCTCTTGCGGAAACCGATGCAGCGGTGTATTTGGTTGGAAGCGGGTTGAGAGTCCATGGTCAGGGTATTGAGGTGAATGACAGTGGGATGTCTGTGGCGTATGGGCTGGATGGGGCCATTGCCACTTGCACGACCACGGATGAGGATGGTCACACAATTGCGCTGAGTTTTGGTGGCAACACCGAAATGTGGACCCCTGCGGCGAACGGGCCGTATGAGGTTGAGGCGCTGGTGACGAACTCGTCTGCGATCACGCTTCGAGCGATGTTTATTGGGTTTGCTGGCGCGTTTGCTGATGCGCTTGATCCGGTGGTGACGGGCTCCACAGTGACTCTGACGCTTGTGCAGGATGATTTGCAGGGGTTGTTCTTTGATGCGAGCCTCACTGCGTCATCGCGGTGGTTTAACACGCATAACAAAGCCGATGCTGCTGCGAGTCAGGCTGTGACCGCGACGGGATTGAACACGGGTGTTGATGTGGCCGCTGCGGGGACGTATCAGCGACTCAAAGTGCGGATTGAGGCCAACGGCACGATGAAAACATACATCGATGGCGTGCAGGTCGGGGAGATTTTTGGTGCTGCCGCCACTACGGTTGCGGTGAACCCGGTGTTGTATCTGGAGTCAGCATCTGCCGCAGTGAAAACGATGCTGGTGAAGGAGTTCTGGGCCGCGTCGTATGCGTAGGTAAGTCGAGGAGGGGAGGGGAATTTCCCCCTCCCCCTTTCCCTCCATAGGGAGTAACTCATGTTAGATGTGTTTGATCCGGTGTTGTATTCGATGCAGGAGAATCGGTTTCTCTTGGAACAGATGGGAAAGCCTCCGGTAGTGGTAATGCGGGAGGTGCTGCCAGAGGGAGTGAACAAGGCAGCGGTGAGACCTGTGATTGAGCGGGTTTATGAGTTGAACGAACTCGCGACTCATAGTGGGCTGGAGTGGGTGGGGATTGAGGCGATCAAAGTTGCCATCAACACTTACATCGAACAGGCCACGAAGTGGGCCAATGACACTCGGAAGGGACGACAGCGGTTTCCGTCGATGTTTTCCTACGACAGTCGTGGTCGGGGGCATCGCGGCGCACCAGGGAGTGATAGCGGCCAGGTGCGGACGTATTTTGATAACGCCGGGCAGCGTCAGCCCTTCGCGATTGATCTCGTGTTGAGTAGCGAGGAAGCGTGGGTCGCACCGACGCTGGCGGATCTGCCATCACGGGGTTTAGTTGTAAACAACGAACATCATCGGATTGAATGCCAGGTGTGTTCACACACCGAGTCGTTTAATGCGGATGCTCGGGGGAGCTTCAACGCCGCACGGGCAAGAATGAGTAAGCACCTTCGCACGGCGACTGAGGAAGTGGACCGTCATCGTGAGGTGTATACCGAAGAGTTCCGGTAATGAAGTTTAACAAACGGAATTCTGGGGTGATTCGCCAGGAGGTCAAGAAGCCTGTCAAGTTACCCCCGGAGGCCACTACATGGTGGTGGCATCCAGGACGAGTGGGTGTGCGAAGCGCACCAGGGTGGTTTGAGAGAAAGTTGGGAGAAGTCGACCCTAATCTCGCGATTACCTGGAATGCGTATACGCAGCGTTGGCAAGTGTGGTTGAGACAACCAACGTTGCAGAACAAAGTCTGCTGGGGCTGGATGTTGTTGTTTCCCATTACAGACGGAAGTGGTGGGTATGCGCCACTGGACGAGAGGGTGTTTCATCGGTTGTATTCTGCCTCTGCGAGGGCCTTTGGGTCTGCGAAGGCTTACTTCGACTCTGTGGAGCGAGAGATGGCGAAGGTAAAAGAATCCGATGAAAGAAGCTATCAAAACGACCTCATGGCCGAGGCGACGGATCGATTTCAGCATTCTCAGATTTCCATTAGCATGCATGGCAAGTCCCGTGGGGACAAGTTTGCCACGTATATGAGTTAGAGGTGTATGATGGGGTTTAAGGTAGATTTTGGTAAATGGCTGCCGATTACCGTCAGTGTGTTGATGAAAATCCCGGCCGCCTTTGCCGCGATTGAAAACATCAAGATGCTGTGGAAGGGCAAGGAAAAGGAAGACGCTGCTATTGAGGTGTTGAAGAGTTTCCTGCCGTTGGCAGAAACAGCAGCGGATCAGGATCTTCTCAAGGACGAGAAGGTCGAAGAGGCCATCCGAGAGGTGTTCAAGACTCTCGCGACGGTGCAGAATGTAATCGCAGCGGTGAAGGCTAGTAAAACCGCCCCGGTTGACAACTAGTTAACTCTCCCGTGTTGCGCGTGGCCGGGTGGGTGGAGTTCCATTCACTCGGCCATTTTTACATAAGGTAACTCGTGGCCACAGGGCAGACCCTCCTGAATATCATGGAAATGCTCGATCATGAACTTCAACTCCAGCAAGGGGAGTTGGACGTGGCGCGAGCATTGACGGCGTTAAACGCCGCGCAGGATTTTTTTGAAACCTTTGCCAGTCAGCGTCCGGGGGTGTTGGGAGGGATTACTGGGACGGTCACTACGGCGGCATCAACAGAATTTACCACATTCCCCCCTAGTGTGTTGCGGTTGGATAAGTTGTATTTCATCAACAGCAGCACGAGTAGGCCGCTGTGGGCGTTGGTGCCGATTGATGAAGTGGGTGGACATGCGCCAGCCGGGACATGGCCGTTTCATATTTCGGTCTCAACATCCCCTGGTAGGCCTACTGCGTATTGGACAAACGGACGGAATATTTACTGGAACCCGCTGCCCGATGGCACACACACGATTCGGTGGTATGGGTTTGCGTCTGCGAGTGACATTACCGCTGACGCGACGTTTGCGTATCCAGATAGCGTGATGCTGCCGTTGGCGAGTTTTGCGAGTCGCTTGATGAAAGAAGGGGTGGGGGATGACCCGACTTCAACACAGCAGCTTGCTATGTCGAGTTTTGGACCTGTATTGGATGCGTTGGGGAGATTCTGGCGCGATCGAGCACCGGGATTTGCGTATACGCGTCAGCACACGACTTAGGAGTTAAGATGAGTTATCGTAATGCGAATTACCCAATTGTGAGGGCGTCTGAAGGGGAAAAAACGAACCCCACACTAGCGGCACTCGCGGCCGACTCGGGGGCGTTACAAGGGGGTATTTATGAAGTGTTAGTTACCGCTGCTCAAACCGCTCTGGCCGAGTATAGTGTGCAGCGAAGGAACGCGGCGAATGGAGCGAATGTGGGGGTTGAGATGGTGATTTATGGTCCTGCTAACAACACCATCGCAGTTCCGTTTAGGTTTGAGGTAGAAGCGGGTGAGCGGGTGCGGGTCGTGATGAACGCGGCGCTGACCGGGGACAGTGTAGTGACGTTGACGTCGCAACAGGTGGCGTAGACCGTGCCTACCGGGGCGTTTGCGAGTCACTACTGGCCCGGAGATGGGGAGGGGCCACAGCCTCCTGGACCATCTGAGGGCGGTCAGGTGTATCCGTATTGGTTCGACCCTAGCGTGGTGGGGTTTTTGGGTCTCGCCGGGTGGAGACTGCCATTACCGAGGAAGCGGTTTTGGTGGGAAAAATACCACAAAAAGGTGAAGGGTTTCCTGATCCACCTCTATCGGAGACTCCCGGTGCGTCTAAAGGTGCTGGGGATGCTCCTCCCGTTGGTGTTTTCATCGGAGTTTACTCTCGCCGTGGGAGTGGTTCAGAGCGTAGCAAGAGACCCGTCAACACGGAAGTTGAAGTATTGGGCAGATATTGATCGACAAACGGTAAGTAACGCAGTGGTGGGAGAGAATGTGTTTCGGTCTCTTGCGGCGACATCGAGACTGACGCCGCTGACCTCCCAACTCACTCGCCAACAGCGCGAGGTGTTGATTGAACTCGCGTGGATGGGTGTAAAGAAGTAACATGGCAGATGGCGTGATTGCGCTCGACGAGCCAGCAGCGTTTGATAAGTATCTTGATACGGAGGAGCTAACTGTTGGCGCGAATACGGTTAACCGTGAACGCATGCAGATTGCGGGCACGGGGGCGGCGGATATTGCGCCGGTCAGTGCGGCGGGGGGTTTACTAGTTAATCTGGGGTCAAACAACGACGTGACCCTAGCGGTGTTGCCTGATACGAGTGGGGGAGATTTGGCTGCCATCGTGGCGGCAGTCGAGGGGACACTGGCCGTTGCAGGGACGGTGGAGTTAGGGGCAACTGATAACGCTGTGTTAGACGCCATCGCCGCGAGTGTGGCGGCGATTGATGGCGACACCTCGACGATCATCGGGCATGTGGATGGGATTGAGGGGTTGCTAGGGGGCACAATTGCGGTCTCCCATGCGGCCTTGACAGAACTCGCAGCGGCGATTAACAGTAGTAAGGTTGATGTTAATCTTGTTACGAGTGATGTGAGTATTGGTGGGGGTGTAGAGTATACCGAGGGCGATACTGATGCGTCCATTACAGGTAAGGCTATTCTGTGGGAGGATACTTCTGACACGTTGAGGAGTGTCTCGGCTGCCAAGCCCCTGCCGGTGGATGTAAAAAACACCACACTCACCGTGACCGGCGCCGGGGGAACGTTCCCGGTGACGCAGAGTACGAGTCCGTGGGTCGTCGCGGGGGGCGGCACGGCGGGCGCGGCAGCCGCAGCGGTTCTGACGATTCAGGGCATCGCGGGCATGACCAAAGTCCTGGTCACGCCCGACGCGAATAGCGCCGTCAACGTCGCGCAACTGGCGGGCACGGCGACCGCCGTCAATAACGGCACGGTGGATAACGGGACGCTGCGCGTCACGATGGCCAGCAATTCGAGCGGCATCCTCGCGGGCGTGACGACGGTGACGACGGTCACGACGGTCGGCACGCTGACCGGGGGCGGGGTGGCGTCAGACAGTGTGCTGACTGCCAATCCGATCACGATCGGGGGGCGCGCCTCCACGGCCACGCCCTCAGCGGTCTCCGGGGACGGCGATGTCGTCAACCACTGGCTGACCCGCACGGGGGCGACCGTGATCGACGGCGCGATTGTCGATGACGCCGCGTTTACGCCGGGGACGAGTCGCGTCGTCGCGGGCGGGTATTTCGCGGACGAAGCGTCCACCGACAGCGTGGATGAGGGCGATCTGGGCGCGGCGCGGATGACGCTCGATCGCAAAGTGATCGTGGCCCCGTCGCCGCACACGGGAGGCGGACTCAGTGTCTTCCGCTCGCTGGATCTCGACGAAGCGGACCAGCAGATCAAAGGGTCGCCAGGGCAGGTCTATGGCTGGCAGTGGGTGAATCGCACCACCGCCCCGCTCTACGTGAAGTTCTACAACGCCTTAGCGGCGAACGTCACCGTCGGGACGACGACCCCCGTGATGACGATCGAACTCACCGCCGATGCGAGCGATCACATTGCCGCGAACGCGCTGGGCGCGATGGGCATCGAGTTCACTACCGCAATCACGGTCGCCTGCACGACGGGGTTGGCGGACAACGACACCGGGGCGCCTGGCGCGAACGCCTGCGTCGTTAACATTTTTTATAAATAGATGGCCAATCTCACGTATCGCAGCACGTCGGCGCTGGCCTTCGATGTCGTCGGATCGACCACCATGACCGCGCCGATTCCGGCGGGCACTGTGGCCAACGACGCGCTCGTAGCGTTCACGATGAGTCTCGCGGCGACCGCGCCCGCGATTACCGCAGGGCCGAGCGGCTGGGTCAAAGTCGCGGACGACGTGACGGCGTTCGTCGGGTTCGAGGCGCGGAGTTCCGTCTGGGTCAAGTTGACGGGCGGCAGTGAACCGCTCACGTATGACTGGACGCTCGCGGGCACGGCGCAATGGCAAGTCGTTATCTACTGCTGGGACAACCCCCGGACCGCGACGACGTTCTTTCAATCGATCTCGGCGAAAACGTCGGGCGTGGGGACGTCGCTCGTGTCGAGTTATCTCCCCGCGCTCCAGAACGCGACGGCGATGAAGTCGGTCGCGATCTACACGAGTAATAACGGCGTGACGTTCACGGCGCCCGCTGGGATGACCGAGCGGTACGACGACGCGACGGTACTGGGTCTCGGCATGGCGGATGAGAGCGTGGCCGGGCTCGTGCCGATTGGCGCGAAGACCGCCACCGGCAGCGGGTCAGGCAACTGGATCATTTATCAACTCGGCCTCTACTCGGAAGACTCCGTGAATGTCTTCACGACGGTCGATGACACGGCCGGCGGCGATGACGTCGTGGTATTGGTCCCGGCCGCGAATTTCGTCGGTCGGGCCGTGAACATCTGTCACGGCTACGACTCCTTTTCAGAGATGTTGCCGTTGATCTTGGCGATCGAGCCCACGTTCGCCAACTACTTCGTCACGCTGCTGCAAAACGGCTACGTGATCGCGTCGAGTGATCAGGCGGGGAACAACTGGGGCAATCAAGCGGGCCTCGACTCCTCGGCGGCGTGTCACGCGATGTTGGTCGCTGACTACGGCGTCAAGTTATCGGTGGATCTCGGGATCAGCATGGGCGGGCTGCTGGGGCTCTTGGAGTACGCGGGCCGCACGATTCCTGGGCTGGTGGGCTTCTACGGCTGGGCGCCCGCCTGCTCGCTGCTGGACATGTATACAACCGACCCCCTACCGGGCGTGACCGATTCCATTAAGACCGCCTTCGGCATCGCGCCGGACGGGTCGGACTATGCCAGCAAGACGGCCGGGCACGATCCGCTCTTGCTCTCGCCGATGCTGTTCAACGGCTTCAAGCTCCGGTTCGTCGCCTCGCCCGACGACACAATCGTCGTCATGGCCGACAACACCACCCCTATGGTGGATCTGATCGACGCGAACGCGATCGAAGCGTCGATCTTGACCGTCTCAGGGCCGCACGACGATCCGTCACATATCAATATCGCGGACACGCTGGCGTTTTTCGCGCGGATCTTCGACGGGCGGCGCCCGTCGCAACTAACCACGCTCGGGGTGAACTAGTGCCGAATCTGCCGTTGTGGAATCCCGACGCTGCGCAATACCTCGGATCGTTCAAGACGCCTGCGGCGTTGGACGACGACGGCGCGGGTCAGGCGATTGGGTTTAACCCGGCTAACAACAGTCTGTTCGCGGCGGGCTACAACAGACCCCTGAATCAGAAACAGATCGCGGAGATTAGTATCCCAGCGCCGGGTGGCGTGTCGGTTATTCTCCAGCCCCTTACCGACGCATGGGAAGGGAAACTCGATCAAATCGGGGACGATGGCGGGAATGGGCGTCAGTTTGGAGGGAGTTTTGTTTACAACCACAAACTCTACCTCTCGGCGTTTGTTTACTACTTCGGAGAGGGCACCAAGAGACCGTTGATAAGTAGACCTGTTAACTTGTCTACAAAGGGTCAGGTAAGTGGCCCGGTGCGGGTGGGAAGTGGGTTTCAGGTCGATTACGCGTCGGCGTATATGGCGGCGGTGCCAACTGAGTGGCAGAGTGAGCTTGGTGGTCCGGCGCTGATCGGGAATTGCTGCACGTCGATCATCTCGCGCACGAGTTTTGGGCCAGCCATCGTGGCGTTTGACCCCGAGAACCCTTCCGCCGCAACACCGTTGCTGTATTACGACGAAGGCCACCCGCTTGGTGGTGGGCAGTATGACGGCACGGGCCCGAAGCCGGATTTCAATGGCACAACGAGGATTACGGGGTGTTTTGTTGTGCCCGGCACGTCTACGTTGTTGTTTTTGGGCACGACGGGAAAGGGTCCGAGGTGTTATGGGGATGGGGGGCCGTGTGGTGATCCGCAGGATCATGATAAGGGCGATCACGCCTATCCCTATGTCGCGTGGCTATGGGCCTACGACCTCCGCGACCTCGCGAAGGTCAAAGCGGGCACAAAGAAGCCGTGGGAGGTCCTGCCGTATCTCACGGGCGAAATCGGGCTCGGGAACACCAGTAGCGGAT